CTGCTAAACTTGCTTTGCCTGGATTTTCTTTAGCCCAGTCACTGATCTTCTGAATGCCTTGTACAATTTTACTATCGCTGTTGTTTGCGGTAATTTGTTTTTTAAGTTTTTCAAATTTTTGATCAGCATTTTTAATAGGACCTGCATTTTGTGCCATGCGTCCAAGTTCATTGATCTTTGCATCAACTTTCTTGGCAAGCTCTACAGGTAATTTTAACGCTGCGCCTGCTGCACTTGCTGCTTTGCCTAAGCCTGTTTTTTGTCCTGCTGCTTGCTGTTCTGCACTGGTAAAAATTGCTTGAATTTGATTAGCAGTAAGATCTGCTTCGCATACACGAACATATTCTTCAAGCAATGGCCACAGTTCACGTTCCCATCTGCCTACATAAATTCGTTGGCTTTCTGTTAGTGTATCCCAACTTTCATTTAGAATATTTTGTGAGCGTAAATTATATGCTGTTACTTCTTGTAGTTTCATTAGATCATTCCTACCAATTCTTGTTTTTGTTTTGCGTTTAATTTTTTTATTTCTGCTTGCACTGTTTGAATTTGTTTTGCAATAGCAGGATCAGGTGCTGCATCTGCGCTAGGTGCAGCTGCTGGTTCAACACTTTGAATAGCTTTTTTGTCTACTGCAAATTCTGCTCCGTTAGCAGTAAGCTGTATTTGTGGATCACCTTGAGCATCTTTCGTTGTTAATATTTTATTTACTTGTGCTTGTTTTTTCTGTCCTTTTGCATTAACGTATGTAACAGTATCACCTACTTTGGGAGTTGGTGCTGCGCTTACTGGTTTTGGTGCTGGCTTTTCTGCAGCACCTGCTGCTGGTTTTGCTTGTGGCTCTGCTGCTGGTTTTGCTTGTGGCTCTGCTGCTGGTGCTGCTTTACCTGCAGGAGCAGGTCCACCTGTAGCATCTAATGCTTTTTGTGTTATTCCGCCACCTGCTGGACCAGCAGGTTTGCCACTTGCTGCTGTACTTCCTGCAACACCACTACCTGCTTTTGCTCCACTTGCCTTTGCTTTTTCTTGCGCTGCTTGCAATAATGCTTGATCTATCTGTTTAGGAGTAAGTGCGCCAGTTACATTAGCAAGCGGCGTAGTAGGAAAGCCTTTTGATTTTAGAAATGCTGCAAGATCTTGTGCATCTAACTGTTTTAGATTTAATCCTGTTTCACCTGCGTAGCCTTTTAGAGCTACATTTAAATCTCTAGCAACATCACCTGTCTTAGCAGCACCTGATAATCCAGCAGCAGTACCTTTCATGCCGACAGCGCCAGCTGCTTTAGCACCAAGTTTACGACCCATTTGCTTAAGAACTCCAACTGGTGCTTCGTCAATAGGTGTACCTTTGTGCTTGCGTTCGCCTTTTTTCATAGCCTTCTTACGATCTGTGTGAGTAGCAGGTTTATTAAACTTGTTTAAGTTTTTTGCTACCGGATTCCCTTTAGGAAGATCCTTATTTTCAGAAACAATGTCATATATTTTCATAATTCATTCCTAGATAGTTGTATATATTTATATGTTTCGTTGCACGAAACAAGTTTTCGCTATCGCTCAAACTATTTTTCTTTTTTAGAAGATTAAACACAACAACACGAAGTGGTGTTGTTTTAAGTTTCATGTAGATTGTTTCAGTCAGACGGAACCTGTTACGGTTCCATCCAAAAAAATTTCTCGCTTCATGTGAGTTCGCCCCAGCCGAGACTATGGAAACAGGTGTTTGGTTTATACACAACTCCATGGGCTCTGACCTTTCCCTACCTGCGTCGACATCGCATTTGCTATTTGCAAATAGCAAATACTACCCGTTACTTCGTTCCTAGCACACGGTTTTTAGGAGTATCTGTGTTTTCGATTGTCAGCATTCAACCTACATCAATCCTTAACTCCAAGGGGAGTGGCTTGATGTGTACGTGTCCGGTTACTTTTCGCCGGGTTTTCCACAGCGGTATTACTATCTGGCCCGCTAACCTTAGGTGCTGATTATTTTTTAGCCTGTTGCTCTAAAAGTGCCTGTCGCAATTTATCCGAACCGCCTACTCTTACGTTGATAATACCGTTATAATAGTCATCTGTTTCTAATACACGGCGGTCAAATTGTTCTCTTGCCTCTATGTACGACATTTCTGCCCTTGATTTGCAAAGATAAAGTATTTCGCGCAAAAAGTTTTGTTCACCGTACTTTTTTACATCTTCATTGAGACGATCTGATGAACCCCAGTATTCGCGCCAGTCACTTTCTTTGGTGCCTCTGCGTTTGTTTTTTTTGCCTTTGAGGGGAGGTTTAGTGGTTTTAAATTTGGCTAGTTTTTTGCCTACGTATTTTTTGCCATTCTTTTTATTCGTTATGAGATAAACAAAGCCTTCGTATTCGTCTGGTATTGTGTCTATTTGTTTGCCTTCATAAGTCCACTGCACGAACTTATATATGTGTGCCTATTTTTTATTTGCTGCCTTTTTGGCTAGATGTTTTTCGTGAACTTCATTCATACGTTCTCGCGCTAAACTGCGTATGGTACGCAGCCATTTACGGGTTGTACGATGGGTCCGTTCACTGTTTCGTTTTTCAAACAGTTCATTTGCCTTGAAATATTCTAGATACGCCTCTACTAGTTTGTCGTGTGTGTCTTTTTCCATGCTATTCTACAATTTCAATGTCATTTTCGTATGAAGTAAATCCGTTCTCCTTGATAACCTTCATAACATGGTTAACTCTGCCCACAAGTTCGTCCTTGTGCGAGATAAGGAATACATTTTTGTCTCTGTCTCTGCCCATTTTCTTGAGCACACCAAGACTGTTCTCAACACCTGCTGTGTCCATACCACTGTCAATTAACTCGTCAATGAATAACAAGTTGATGTTTTGATATAGGCTTTCCCAAACGTCACGGAATGCAAAACTCATACCAAGGATAAGTCTGTTTCTTTCACCTCGTGACAGGTTGTCAAAGTCTAAGTCTTGTCCTAGTTGTGTGATTTCAACGTTTAGATCATTTTGGAACACAACCTGATGCGGTAATCCCAGTTTGTTGAGATAATATGTTAATCTATTGTTTAGATACATTAGATTTTGATCAATAATCTTTTTACGAATAAACGAATCCTTGTTTGTTAACAGTTTTAATAAGAATTCTTGGTGTTCTTTGTAGTTTGTTAGGTCGTTTACAGGATTCCAGTCTACTTCTTGCAGGCCTGTTTCAGTTAAATCGTCAATTTGACCTTGATACGGATCCGTTTCTGTATTCTTGCTTTCAAGTGCTTGACGCAAACTGTCAACATTGTTGCGATGCTCGTATGCTTCCTTAGCAGTTTCGTAAAATGTGCTTGGTTTGCCATTAATTTCGCCAATTACACTTAATGCCTCTTCTACTTCTGACAGTTTTTCTGCTATTTCCAGTTTGTAAGTGTCAGCATCTTTAAGTTCTTTGGTCTTTTTGTCAAGTATTTCCTGTTTTTTGTCTGCATGTAGTTCTTGTCCACATGCATAACAGGTTGCATCTTCTAGTTCCGCAATATCTTGTTCTACTTTTTTAACGGATTTGTCTGCACGTTCTAGTGCTACTTCTAGTGTGCTCTTTTCTTTGTTGAGAGCAGTAATTGCATTGTTGTTTTCAGTCCAAGATGCAAGTTTTTCATGTGCTTCCAGTTCATCATCAATGTCCAGTTGCTCTAATTCGTCAATGCCGCGTTGTAATTTTAGTATATCGTCTTTGACTTTGTTTTGCCAAGCACTCTGTCTAGTCTTAAGACTGTTAATGCTTTCGTTTATTTTTTCATTTGCTGTTTGGATAGCATTAATTTTCAGTGTTTCTTCTGTGATCTGTTCTTTGGTCTGGCGTATTTGTTCTTTTAGGTTTTCTGCTTTTTCAGAAAGTATGGTTATGCCCAGCAATTGCTCAATTATAGCCCGCTGATCATTTGTTCGCATGCTTAAGAAGGGCTCTGTGTAGGTGTTAAGTGCCACAACGTGCTTGAACATGTCATGTGACATGCCTAATAGGTCGTTTATGTACTCCTGTGTTTTGCGACTGTCACCTTGACTTTCGTCGATCATCTCTTGTTCTTGATCATCAACGTAAAACTTTAGAATATTAGGAGAACGTCCACGCTCTATGCGATAATCAACACCGTTCTTTTCAAAATGCAGTGTGACCAGCATGCCTTTTGAGTTTGTTTTGTTAATTAAGTTGTTTCGCTTGATGTTTGTGAGTGCTTGTCCGTACAGTGCATAAGAAAGTG